TCTTGAGGGATCAGCAAACGCAAAACAAATACCAAACGCTTTACGTGGTTGGTGGTTAATGGAGTTATAATCAATGGCAGCATACTACGATTCTATTAAAAGCATGAAGACCGCCAAGGTAGGAACTATCTTACCTTGGGGTGGTGATGGAGGTACTGGATTCCTTGCTTCTAACATTCCTGTGGGGTGGATTGTTTGTGATGGTAAACAAAGTATTGAGGCTAAAGATTATCCACTTTTAGCTTCTATGATTGGAGATACTTATGGTGGTGACATGAGTACAGGTAATCCCACATTCCCTTATGAGAATGATACTAATGTATTTGGAGTTCCTAATTTATCTGGTCGTGCAATGATTGATTTGGAGAATTGGCAACTAGATCTTCCAAAGTATCAATACGATCAATCTAATCCAAAACAAGCTATTATTGATGTAGCAGGAACTAAGATAACAGATTTGATAACTGATTTAGGTAATCAGGTCAAAACTACTTGGAGTGCTACTAGTGATATTGATTTTACTTTAAATTTAACTGGAAATTTATATTTTAAAGTTAATAATATAAAATTAGCAAGTCCTGATTTTGTTGAGACTGTTTATACTCTTGATCGTAAATTAGGACTGAATCATCTCCCTGCACACAGACACTCAGATACTATTGCTTCTTCTGGTATACGTTCTAGGGGTGCTATGACATTTAGAGCTGATAATGGTGTTGAGATGAAGGGTGATGTAACAACAGTTATTTGTAATATTACAAAACAAAATGTTGAGTGTCAAGCTGTGGATGGTGATTCAGGTTCATATGAGTGGACAAATGGTAGAGATTTTTTAACTTATTATGGAGATAACACACGTGAGTGGACTCTTCCTACAACTGAAAGTTTCATGGAATTTGTTAATGATGGTGCTAATACAACCAATCCATCAGCAAACTATTGGTCACAAGTTCCAGCAGGAAATAGTCATTGGAATACTAGAGCAGATGATACTGATGCAACTAGAGGTTCTGGTCATAAAGCAAATGATTATACACAGAATGTTTTACCTACTGGACAGGCAACCGCTGCTTTAAACCAAACTATTCCATTAGATACTCATACAATGCCAGCATATACTGGTATGTTTCCTAGACCGATAGAAACAGCAGCTAGACCAAATTTTCTTGGTTATACTGATACTACTGGTGGTGCATCTTCACCTAATATTGGTGGTATATTAGATCATCCAGAAGCAATGACAGCATTTGAGGTTGATAATGTTGTTATTGCTAGTGGAGTATCAGAAATTACTTTACCAGCAGGAACTAATATTAAAAGACCGTATGGTTCTACTCCTAATATATGGTATCAATGGGATGCAATTAGACCTCTAATGTATGTAACACCATCTGTTGCTTCTAATAAATGGAAGTACTTCCCAGAAGGTGTGATAATTAACCAAATTACTGAAGATACTCCTGGAATATACACATTAAAACTAAATAAAAATACAACTGGATCTGGTACAATTAAATTAAAGTTTAGAGATGGAGCTTATCCAACTTCTCTTAATTTAACTGGTGTTAGTAAGAATCCTTTAGAACCAGCATTTAAAGGTCATAATCATGATAGTTTTGAGATTGCTCAGACTGGTGGATCAATGACAGATGGTAATAAAGTTATGACAGGTTGGACTGCTCCAGATGCTAATGGATCAACACTTCAAGCAGAAAGTCTTGAAAATGCTCTAAATATTTCATGTGATACATCACAACCTGCATTAACCGTAACTTGTATAATTAAAGCATTCTAATGGCAGTATTATATACAAAAGAAAAAGCAAAGTATGGACATTTGACAGGTCAAATAATTATTTGGCCTATGGAGTATGAAGGTACTCCTACCGAAGGTAGTAATCCAAAAAATTTACCTGCTGGATATTTAAAATGTGATGGGACAAAGTATTTTGTTACAGAGTACCCACGACTTGCTCAAGTTCTAGGAACAGGAACTAGTACTAAATTTATGAAAAAAAACCTAGATGGTACTGATTTTGAAAGTATAAATGATACACAATTTATGGTTCCTGATTTTGGATCTAAGTATGCTGAACCTACGACAGGTGCTAATGCTGGTGTTTATAATAACATAAGAAAGAATAATAATGCTACTGTTCCACAAGAAATTAGTAGATCTGGTATTGGTATTGTTGCTGAATCTCAAATAGGAGATACTGTAAGTATAACATATACTGGTAATATAGTTCTTCCTTCACAGGAAATTCCTATTCCAGGTAAACCAGGATACACATATGCTGGTGCTACTCATCGTACAGGTGATGTTGGTATTGATGAAGATATGATTCATTCTCATGCTCATTTTGGAACATTTGTTAAGAGTAGGATAATGACTATACAAGCAGATGGGACAAATCCTCAAGAGACAAATAATAAACCAAGAGCAGAAGGAGGAACTGGTAGACAGACTGCATCAACTATTAATATTGAAGATTGGTTAGATCATACATTATATGATAATACTTCTCCTTATAATACACAGACAGGTTCAAGTGGTAATCCACGTGGAGGTGGACAAGAGAAGTGTAAAGCATTAACATACTGGAATCCAGGTGCTGGTAGTCACCCAGGATCTGCTTTATGGACTGGTGTTCCTTTTGCAAATACTATCTATTGGGGTGGATGTATTGAAGGAGGAGCTCTAGAAGCCTCAGGAACAACGAATGAATGGGCAAGGTCTGGTTGTATTTTAAATGTTCAAACAAAATTTTGTGGAGAATATCCTTGGGGTTCTCCTGATGGTGTTAATACACAAAGGTTTGGTAATACATATTCTTTCCTTCCACCTCTACCATTTGGTTGTTCACCTATTGGATTGCCTAGTAACTCCAATGGTGCTGCTGATGGTCATTGTATAGATCAACCAGCAACATACGTTGCAGGAGCAACTGGTGTTCCAGTTGATTGGAAAGGTGTTAGTCTTGCTGACGTTTTACCATTACAAAGTAATGATCAGGCAGAGTCAAGGAGATGTAGTGCTGCTGTAGAGCATGTTACAACGGATACCGCTGATTTAACACAGACAACAGATCCTACTATACATAATCATAGGATAAGGATAGATAAGAATGCTAATGGATCTCATAATTATAAAGTTAGAACAAGAGCAGTGAATGTAGATCCAGAGAATTTATCAACAACTATGTCTATAGGATCTAATTCATCACCATCAATAGATAGTGCATGTGCTCCTTTTATCGTAATGGAATATTTAATTAAAGTTTAATAATGGTAATATCATCACGACCATATAGAAATCCAAGAACAGGTTTTTACACTGATCTTGCTGTTGATTCAACACCAATTGGTACAATAGTTCCTAATCTAAAGACCCAGACTAATTCTTTTGATCATAATTATATTAATGATAATACTGAAATTCATAGGCATTTAGAAGCTGGTGGTAATCATTATAATAATCCAAGTGATCAGGATAATGATCCTGCATATACTCATAAGGGGTATCTATATTGTAATGGTGATGAATATTATATTAAAGATTTTCCAGGATTATATGAGATAGTTGGTAAAGAGTATGGTGGATTTCCTAGTCAGGGTATTGATATAACTGCTCCTGGAACTGGATATTCAACTGATTCTACTGTAGTTATTTCTGCTCCAAGTGGAGCCAGTCCTGTTCAAGCAACTGCAAAGGTTGGTGCTGTTAATGGTAGTAATGGTGCTTTAATTAGTATTAATGTTACTAATGTTGGTTCTGGATATACAAGTGCTCCAACAGTTAATGTGTATGGTAATGGTATTGGAACTTTTACCCATAATGGTATTGCTAATGGTAGCAGAACTTCAGGATCATATCTAGGAGTGGAGGCCACTGGTGGTAGTGGCACAGGTGTAACATTTGATGTTGTTGTTGATGCTAATGGTTTGCCAGTAGTAACATTGAAAAATGCTGGTTATAATTATGCGGTTAATAATACATTAACAATTACTGATGCTAAACTTGGGGGAGGAGGTGCTCCAAATATTACAATTACAGTTACTGGTATTACTGGTGGTGCAGGAACAGCAGCAACATTTTCTGTTAGAATAAATGCTACGGGACAGATACAAGGTATAAATCAGTCAAATGTATATGAATGGTTGGGTGATCCTAATATGGGAACCTTTAAAGTTCCTGATATGGTAACTAAAAAGGTAGTTGGTAACAGTTCAGTATACGGAAATAATTCTGCTAATGCAGGTGGTGGGCAACTTGGTGTTGGTACTACAGGAGGTAAATGGTACTTAGATCAAGCTTCTCAGGATGATTATTTTTCTTTAGGTCAGATAGTAACAACTGGATATGAGAATGTAACTGAGACAGTATCTTGTGATATTATCGGATCGCATACTATTAAACTTACTATGGATCCTGAAGATTTAACTGGACCACCACAACATAGTCATACAGTATATCATTCACAACCTGTTACAGATCAGACAATTTCTATGACAAGTTATGATAGATATTTGGTTGATTATAGAGCAAGAACTGGAAAGGTTAATCGTTGGTCTAATATTGGTGATGTTAAATATGATCATACTCATGGATTATTAAGAAGACCAAATCCAACTACGGGTATAGCAACTTATGATGTTTGGGATTGGCAAGCAGGTGCAGGTGATGCTGGATCACTTCAGAATCCAAAAGCATTTGTTGATGTTGCTCCAGCTAAAGTTAATATAACTGATGAAACAATTGAGATAGCAAATCATGGTATTATTACTGGTGGTGCTGTTACATATACAGCAGGTAGTACTACTATTGGTGGATTAACTAGTGGAACAGCATATTATGCAAGAAGTATAACTGCTGATACAATTGAATTGTATGCAGCAGAGAATCAAGCAACTGCCACAGGAAGCACAACTGGAAGAATTGATTTTACTAGTCAAGGTGCTGGCACACATAAGTTTGAATATAATACTGCTGCTCTTAATCTAAATTATCTTGCATCTGGTAGTGGTTCTGGTAGTTGGCAATTCCAGACTAATGTACCAGCACCTACATTTAAAAAGTTTACATCAACATCTGAGATTGGTGGTAGAGAAAAACAAACATCAGTAGGTCAAGATATTATTACGTATACTACTGTATTTGAAACTGGTACTCCTATAGGTACTACTAATTTTAGTTGGCCAGCAGGGACAATAAACAACATTAGATATAAAATTGCTGGTGGTGGTGGATCTGGTGGTGCAGGATCATATACTGGTAATGATGGTGGCGATACTGTATTGTCGTTGGGTAATGGAACTACGTTTAAAATAACTGCTGGTGGTGGTAAGAAAGGTGGTGGAGCCACTGCTGGAGATAATACTCCAGGAACTGCTGGAGCAGGAGGAACGGCGACTAATAACGGATCGTTTTCTGCTGGTGGCGGTGCTAATGGTAATCCAGGAACAGCAGGAACAGGATCAAAAGTATTAGAAACAACAAATTCAAATAATCCAAATTCAGGTGGTACTGGTGGACCAGGTACAATATATTGGAATAATAGTCAATACGGAAATGGATCTGCTGGTGTCAATGTTAATGTAGGTGGACAATCTGGAGATTCTGGATGGTTTACTCCTAATGCTAGTAATGGAGTATTTAATCTTTCATCTTATAGTAATATAACAGGTGGTCAATTCAGATTAAGAGGTGGTAAAGGAGGTACATCTACTCCTGATGCTGGCAACGGTGGTAGTAATACAGCAGCAGGTGGACCAGGAGCACAAATTCTCCTTACTTTATCACAAACGTGGATAACAAATAACAATGTACAAAGCACATCATTTATTGCATTTGAAGGTGGTGGTGCTAATGGACAAGCTCAAGGAAGTTCTCCACTTGGAGGAAGTTCTCAGAGAGGTGGTACTGGTGGTAATGGTAGAAATGGTAGTGGTAACGGTGGAGGCGGTGGTGCATCCACATTGTTAAAAGCTGGTGGTACTTTCGTTGCTGGAGCTGGTGGTGGAGGTGGTGGAGGTGCTTATGGAAACACTGGTGGATATACTGGTGATCCTGGTGGTCCACCAGCTGCAAACGCACAAGGTTATTCTGTAATTAACTATGGATCAGGTGGTAATGGTGGTGCTGGTGAATGTGTCGGTGGCGGTGGAGGCGGCGGTGGTGCTGGCTGCAACAGTGGTACGACATATGGTGGTGGTACTGGTAATGGTGGAGGTGGTGGTGGACCTGGTGGATCTCCTGGTGGAGATTCTGGACACCAAGGTGGTGAGAGAGGATTTGAAGGAGATTCTGGTTGGTTAGCATCTATGTTTAGTGGTGGTTCATATAGTAATCATACTAATACCAATGGTTCTGCTGAAATGAAGGTTGAATGGAATAATGACTACTGGACTGCTGGTGCAGGTGGTGGTGGTGCAGGAGCAATTTGGAATGGAAATGTATCATGGGATCTTGCTGGATCTCCATCAACAGGTGGAAGTTATAGTATTGGTTCTGGAGGTCAAGGTGGAAATGATCCAGAGGCATCAAATACAGCAGGAAAATCAGCACAAGGTGGAAATGGTTATTTAAAATTAGAAGCAGGTGTTGTAACAGGAAGTGCTGGTGGTGGAACAGAAACCACAACAGATCCTATTATTGAGTCTGGATCTATAGATGCTGATCAATTTGATGTCAGTATAGTTGGTGATGGTAATGGTATTGGAAATGGTGCTGGATCATTTAAACTTCCAACAACACAAGTACCAGTAATAGTATTCACAGGTGGTGGATCTGTTACTGCTCATGCCACAGCAACTGCAACAATTACTGGTGGTAAAGTTAGTGCTGTCAATTTAACAACTGGAGGTTCTGGGTATACTGAAGCACCTGTTGTTCATGTATTACATGGTTCTGGAGGAGGCACTACTGTTACAGCACAGATTAATGCTACTGTTGGTGAAGTTACTGATCTTATTCTTGATACAAATTCTACATACACTTATACTCACTATCTTAAGTTTGGTAATCCAACGTCAGGAACTGGGTATGGTCAGGGTGCAAACTCTAAGACTCGTTTTGTTAATTTAATGGCAACTGATACTACTAATGTTAATCTCTTCTCTATTAAAGCAGCAAGAGGTAACACTAAGAATGGTGGAGATGATTCAGCAGTAGCAATGACTGTATATTATCAAAAGTCTGGACAATCAAATTGGAACTTAATGGGAACATTAGTTAATCCATCTGCTCAACGTACTGATCCAATTGCAGGTATTATTCCAGCAATTGATACTAGTACGAATACTGGAAATTATGATGGTGACAGTGGTGCTACTAAATGGTATACTTTCACTGTTGATGTACCACAAGATGCTAGAGGTGCTGATACACAATTTAGGATAGAACAAGATCTACCAACAGCTAGTGGTAGCAATGATACTGCTGAAGATAAGAACCATATCGGTATTTGTGAATTGATCTGGTGGAGTCCAAAGACAACATCTCAAGTCTTTGTATCATCTCCAGGTGCAGTTTCAAAACCAGCAATTGATTCATTATCATATACAGTTGAAGGTGGTCAGGGTGCTGGTGTTACATATAGTTCTGGTCTGGTTGCTGGAGATGCAACAATCACTTTAAAATCAACAACTAAGATTGAGCCAGTGGCATTAATTGATCCAGATTTTGAAGTTCCTCTTTTGGTTCCTTACAATACTTGTAAGTACTTGATCAAAGCTTTCTAAATATATAAGGAGAATGTAATAAGACATGACATCGCAAACCTTAGTATTGGATGTTCAATTAGACGTATTGAACCAGACTATAACATATAAAGATTATATAAGAGTCATTCCAGAATCATACTGGACTGATACTTTAGTTCCTTACATGTATCCTTTGTGGGATAGTGACAAGGATAAACTTATCATGTTTAGTTGGTATACCAATGATACTTACTTCGCAAAACGTAGGAAGTATGTGAGAGATTTTAAGACTAATAAAGATGTCTGGAAAGATTATGAAATGGAAGCAGTTGCAGAAGCAAAAGCAACTGAATTTAAAGATAAACTAATTGAAGCATTCTATCTATTTGATTCTATTGAAGATAATGATTTTCAACAAGAACTCAATCAAATGTATGCGAAGACACAATCTGTCTCTCGTACTACAATAAGACTTGCTAGAGATTTCTTGTTAGGTGAGACTGATTGGTCAATGGTATCTGATGCTGCTATTACTGACGATGAGAAAGTATTATATACTGAATATAGAAAACAGTTGAGAAATCTTACATTACAAGAGGAGTTTACCACCAATGTGCAGAGTGTTAAATTCCCTATTTCTCCTCAGTTTTATGAAAAGATTCATAAGGTTAATAATCCAAGTGATGCATACTTGCAGACACCAGGACAATTCATACCACTTGCTACTCATTATTTAAAGAATTTTAGGGATAAGATGGCACAGTATTTGTTATTGAAATCATGGACAGAAAGATCATTCTTTAGTCAGTTGTTAACAGAATATGCTGCTGCTAATTTCTTAGATACTAAAAATAGAGGAGATTGGACTGCTGGATTTACATCAACAGCAGAAGAGATTCAATCAAGAACTGATTTCTTGAATAATATTATTACTCAAGCACAAGCAGAGATTGACAAAGGAGGTTAATTATGATAGTATTAGGAAAACCATTATTGCAATTTGATCTTGTGGCAGCATATTGTGTCAAGAATGATTGTGCTGCTTTATACATGGACTTTCACAAATATAATTCTTTAGATGCTACAAAGAAAGCAACAGTTACCACATATTATGAAGGAATTGTTGATGATTATGTGTTAGATGTCATTAAAGCAGGTGTAAATGAGAATACAATATCATTTGCAACTGATGAACACGCAGGTGTAAATGCTGAATCATGGTTCCCCAAATTAGCACAGTGTCCTGATGCTGATCATTACATAAATGCTTATGTAGTTGATAATAAAGGAGATATCACTTGGCAGAACGCTTAGTGTACCACATTACAAAGTGTCACAAGCCCCCTTCACAGGGGGTTTTTTAATGCTATTATATAAATGTTGAGGGATATGTGGTTCTCTAGCCCCAAACCTTCCAACTAGTCTGACAAGGCATCCTCAGATCGGGACAACACTCTAAGAGTTAGTAATCCTCATGTAAAGGAACATAAGTCCTAAGAAGCAGACACATGACGTTGGAAGAAACCTATTACTGCACAGACAGATGGTTGAAAGTGGTGGGGGTTCAGGTGTAAGCGATTCCCTAGAGTTAAATTTGGGCAACTGGGTGAAACCTAGATCATTGCCCCACTCCCTTAACACTTTATTCTATATTAAGACAGTCATGCTCTCTCAATTGAACAAAGACATTGATTACTGCACACGTGTGTTAGGATGCAATGCAGAGCAGACTGATGAACTTATCGGTGCTGCTGAACGATTAACTGTAAACGCAGAGTATTTCTGCGAAGAATTCATTGTCGCACCTGAAGGTGAGAATGCAATGAAGTACCAACGTCCAGACTTTATTGACCTTGACGCATTCAATGCGTATCATGGTATTTACTTTGAGGAGGTTGAGTAATGGCAACATTTCAAGAATGGGAAGCATCTTACACACAAACAGGTGTGGAGTTGACAGATGTGACCGATGAATGGTATGATGAGG